TCCGCGCTGATGAAGCAGAGCCGACCCTCGTGGACCGCCATATCCCTGATGGTCTTCCCCACAAAGCCAGGGTCGGGGTTAGAGTCGTGGTCCCCCACAGTGCGCTCACCGTAGTCAGGGATGTCATACTCCTCCCCTCCTAGTGGGTAGCTCCCACCGCCGATGGCTGTCCAACGGAACTCACCGTCAGCCTGTCGGATAATGGCATGGGGGAGGGAGTTTTTGTCCATGCCCACCCGGACCCCACTGGCAACTGACTCCCGCCAATATCCCTCAGCCATCTCGCCAACCAAGGTGGTCCGCTCAGCTACAAACTCTACCCAGTAGGAAGCATCAATATCTGAGGGGTCCCCGATGACCTGGACCCTCATGCCCGAGGGGGCGACTAGGGGTAGGTCTTGGAAGAGTTGCACTTCCTTGTAGACCAGATCCAGGGAGTCGCCGCCCTGACTCTCCAGCACGCTGATCTTGAAGTCAGTCTGGTCGTCCCGAAGAATGCGGATAACTGACCCCAGACGCTCCACTGTCCACCGAGATGATGGGAGACCTCCACTAAGGCCAACTACGAAGCCCCCCAAGGGACCTGTGGTAGCCCCAGTTTTCAGGAGAGACTCCAGCTCCCGGGCAATGTTGTCCGTCTTCACGGAGTCTTCAGCAGCCCCGACCGAGGGGGGTGGGGTTGTGCTGGGGTTCCCTGGTGGCAGACCATCTGAGGAGTAGGTCTCAAACCTAACCTCAATTTGGTCACCCCCGGGGTGGTCGATCTTGATCCCGTAGTATTTCCGGTAGGCACCGATCTTCACATGGACCAGTGCCTCGCTCTCCCTCTCGGGGTATAGAGTGGCCCCGGCATCCACCGTCTTAGAGCGGTTCAGGACCAGCGTGTAATCCGCCAGCGTCAAGAATCGGAGGTCCTCTGCTGGATTGGGTGTCTCCAGATACGCAAAGTCCTCCGCACCCGCGATGTTGCCCGAGAGATTGCGGATAACCAGAGGGGACCCGGGGGTATCGGCATCGTAAATCTGAAGCCCCCCAGAGGTGGCTGCTGCAAGGTAGTCCCCCTCAACCAGGCTGATGGAGTGGGCAGCAGATGGGGCAGTGGGGTAGCCCTCAAGATCCCCTAGGTATTCCGTGGGAGGGCGACGGATCGCCCCCTCCACTACCGTCGCAATCACATTGACTGACTCCTGAGCCTGCTGAGGAAGCCTCAGGGCCTCAGGTTGGGTTGAGACCCCCCCGGTAAACGAGGGGATGGGGATCGTGACTTCCACTACCGCCACCTCCGACTAATGTTGAATGCCATCGGAGAACTGAGCATGGTGAAGTTACCTGTGTCAGTCTCGTTCTGCTTGAGTGTGGTAAGAGCGAAAAGCTCATCCTGTAAAGTGGCACGCTGCCGAAGCTGATCCGCCTCCATCCGGTCTGCAAAGACTCGGGTAGCCCGGGCCTCCACGTATCGCCGAGCCACCTCAGGAAGCTCACTCCAAGAGAGTTCCGTGATGATCTTCAGCTTGAGGCTTCGGGTCCAGGTGTAGCTATGGCTACGGTTGTCGTAGAGGTATTGACCCCGCTGCACAGGGTCCACAGGACCTTGGTAGGAATGGGGGTCCATCTCCACCCGGAGAGTCCTGAGGGGAACCTTGATGCGGCCATCAGGCTGCGGACCCAACGTGTAGTCGGGCTCCGTGTTGAACTTCCACCCCTGGAGCAGCATCCCCATACGCACCTCTTTCAAGATGTGTTTGGCAGTGGCTACGTCAGCAGAGATGAGTCCATCCAAGGTGTTGGTCGGGGCCATACCCACAGCAGTGAGCATGGTGTTGACCGCAGTCAGCTCCGAGAGAAGCGAGGCTTCACCGTAGGACTGGGCTGTTGGGGGTTGGACTACCTCAGTGTAGGTGTCCCAATACAGAGCATAGGCATCTGCCGCCACCTCAAAGTAGTTGATGTAGTTTGTGGAGTAGATCCGCTCACCACCAAAGACCACATTGGAGAAGGTGATATGGTTCGGCGCGTTGTCAGCGTCTCTCGCGATAATCTGACTGATCTGCCCAGGAACAAACTCAGTCTCCACGTTAGAGAACACCCAGTCCTGCACCAGCCCCGCTTGGTCTCTGGGACCCGACGCGAAGGGGTAAGCTCGGTTGCCGATCGACATGAACCTTGAAGGCATGGGACCCCAAACCTTGAAGTTCTCGAAGGTCACATTGAAGATGCCATCAGTGGCATCGGCTTCCCACCCGTCAACCCAGCACTTGACGATAGAGTTCATCCCGTCGTAGGGATAACTAATGTCGGCCTCAGTGTCCAGAACGCCGAGGTGCATGGCGTGGCAGTCGGTGATCGTCCGGGTGTAGCCGTCGTTGGGGACCGTGGAGAAGTAGCCCAGCATATAGGGGCTATTCGCAGTGGAGATTGCAAAGGTCCCAGACACCGTTTCACTGTCAAACCCAGTTAGCTTAACTGCGTCGTCAGCAACGAAGAGGAAGCAGTCCACAATCTCACTGACTCGGTTGGCTGATGTCCGGGCCCCCGGGCTGAATCCGTCAGACTCGCCATGCCAGCAGGCAAACACATGGGCGTTGCGGAACGACCAAATGCCTACATAGTTGACATAGAAAGGGCACCCCACAATGGTAAGGCCCTCAATGGAGTTCTCAGCTCCGAAGTCGCCAGCGTCGTAGCCAACGAACATCGCGTATCCAAGTTGCTTCTCGGTGAACGAGAGAGCCTCCACTTCAGTCACGTAGTCCGCGAAGTTGCCCGCGAGAACCCCAGGTCCCCGGAAGGTCACGCCCTCACTGAGGATGATGTCGAAGTTGCCCGTAAGGACCGCACCAGCCTCCAGAAACACATCCACATTGGACCCGATCCTGAACAACCTACCAATCTTGTGGTATCCCGCTGGGAACACAAGGGAGTTCACGGTGTCCGTGTATTCCCCGGTAGCTACAGTGATTGTCCCCAATCCATTGTCGGTCAGCTCAATGGCTGCCCCACCATCCGTCAGGGATAACTCGAAGTCTGTGGCGTTGAGGACATTGGCCCACAGCAACTCATACTCAGGGAGGACCCCATCAATGGTGCTGGGGCGGGTGTCGTCACTCTTAATGAGGACCCGCTGGCCCGTGACTAGGTTGTGGCCGCCAGCACAGGTGAAGGTCGTGGAGCCGCCACCAGTGGCAAAGCCAGTGACCGTTGCTGATAGCGTTGTGTAATCCGTGGAAGCCGTGGGCTCCGTATGGATTGGCGTGGTGAATACGTGGAGGCACTCAGCCCGGTTACCATTGACCTCTACCCGAAGCCGGGTGTTTGGATCGACAGTCAGGATCAACTGGCCACCAGAGATTACCTGAGTGAACCCGGCGTTCTTGGGGTAGACCGTGGCTGAGGTGACCGAACCACTCGTCAATGAGATGGAGAGGGTGACTGACTCATCAGCCGGGACTGTCAGCCAGGACTGCTCTGGGGAAGACCCCTGACCCCAAGCCGTTACTGATGCCTGGTTGGTTAACTCGCTGTAGCCATACACATAGGCAGTCTCTACACCGATAGATGCCCCGAACTTCTGGGACCGCCAATCTTCTACCCCAGGCCCCGTGTCTACTTGGATTGTCAATACAGTCCCCTCCCCAAAATCCCAAAAACGAAAGAAAGGGAGCCCCTACCCCGTGAAGAGGTTTGGGGCTCCCATATGGCCTAGAACTGGCCTGCGGTGACTTCCATCAACGCCGCACACTCGGGGCGGAGGATGTTGTGACCCATCACGTAGTCAGCGATGATGAGGTGGCCTCGGCGCTCGATCGAACGCTCCTGCTCAATGCCCAACTCCTTCATCTTGACCGTGCCGACAGCGGAGGTCTGGAAGGCGAGAGCACCGCACTGAGTCCAGTCGGTGAAGTAGCCACGAGCATTCGTGGTCCACGGGGCGTTGCGGACGCCGGTGCCCGTGCTGGCCGAGAGGTCAGTCGAGCCGAACGAGTTGCTCTCAACGACGCGGAAGCCCGCAACCGTCATGATCTCGTTCTTGTTGTAGTCACCAGGCGAGCTGGTGTAGTCCTTGTTCACGAGGTCCGTGAGCTGTGCCAGGGCCGAGTAGCCCGTTGGACGCAGCGCCAGGATGCGGCCTTCCTTCGGGATGTTGCGCTGGTTGAAGAGCGCCTTCATCTGGAAGGCAAAGGCTGCGATCTGCGAACCAACGCGAGCGTCGGTGTAGGTCGTTACAACCTTCTCAGCCAGCGTCATCGGGTTGAAGTCCGGCAGAGCACTCGCAGCAGCGAAGATCGTGCTGAGGATGTTGGCATCTGCCTGGTCCGCCAGCGCCACACCCAACTCAGTCGAGTAGATGCTGCGGTGGTCGTAGTTGTTCTTCATCTCTTCGATGGAGCCAACAAAGACCGGGGCGATCAGCGGATCGTCTACCCAGATCTCGCGTTCCTTAGAAAGGATCGAGTTCAGGTAGGTCGTGACCTGACCGTCGTCCGTGCCGTAGACGGACTCACCAAGCGTGTGATACTTGGCCGATGCCGTGCCGGTAACCGGGAAGGTCGCCGACTTTGCGTTGCTCAGGGTGCGGACCCGGTGCAACGGCATGAATTGATTGGTCTGGTGAAAAGACGTGAGGACTTCACCAGCGAACTGACGCTGGAACAAAGCGTCGTCAGCACCCGCGCCATTGATTTGGCCTGGACGGGTAATTGGGTTTGCAGCCATGCTGCCCCTTATGTGTTATGAGTCAATGCCAGAAAGGACAACCATGTCGCTGGTCGCTCTGCTGGTCACAGCCCGTGACTGCGAGTTATCCACTGCTAGGGTGGGCTCGGTCGGACACTGCTCCGCTGTTGCGGGCGCTGCGCATCCCCCCTTTCATTTGGGATGCGGCTTTAATCGTGGGGCTTTTATAGCTAACCCCAAGCTGTCTACTTCATTGCAACGCCAGACACTACTGGCTCAGGCTTCAGACCAGCCTTGATGGCTTCCTGGAGCTGGATCTTCCCCGCCTTGTCTGCGGGACCACGACGTAGCTGGACACCAAAGTAGGTAGCGCCAGCAGTCACCACACCCCAGATCAGATCGCTCCACTCAAAGTAAGTGTCTGGGAACTTCGAGGTAAACACCTGAAGCATAGCCGCATACTGCTCCTGGGTGATCGTGCCTGAGTCACGCAGCGAGTCCAAGGCATCCTTGGCAGCCTGGAACTCCGTGGGACCCAAGAGACCACAGGACGTGCAGAGCATGAGCAGCAGAACTACTACACACACAACATATCGAATCACTTTCACAGCATGTCCCCCGATCGGCTGAGCTTCTGGGTCACGGAGTTACGGAACACGGCGTCGTTCTTGTATCGAGGATCAGCCATGTCCTTCATCATCTCCTGGTAGGTGCGGTAGGTGTCACCACCGACAGCCGGGGAACCCTCAAGTAACTTGGGGTTAGCACCGTTAGCCTCGACATACTCCTTCTGAAGGATCTGGGCTGCCATCTTCGCCTTCTGGCCGCCCTCAGAGAACATCTCGTTCAGGGTCTCAGACTGCTCGGTTGGCAGTGCAGTGGCGGCCCACTGAGCCATGGAGTCGAACTTCTCCTGCCCCCCTACGACGCTGTAGACCTCTGCATGTGCCTTCTCAGCCAGGACCTTCTGACCATTGATGTAGGTCTCCACCATTTGGCGGGAGACCCCAAGGCCTTCTAGCTGGGTGAAAGACTCTTCGGACAGCTCCCCCTTCTCGGCATACTCAGCCTCAAATGCCGAGATACCCGTGGGCTTCTCCCCCTCTACGGGGGCTTCCGTGGGCTCCTCGGACTTCTTGGGGACCTCAGGCTTCGGGGTCCCCAGCTTCTGCTCCAGAGACTTGTATGCCTCTGCGAAGTCCTCGGGGGACTTGAACTTCTCTGGCAGCCAACCGGGGCGCTCCTCACCTTGGGCTTCCTCAGTTGCTTGGACTTCCATGGGTGGACCCGAGCTTTCCTCAGCCTTGGGGGCCTCGGGGTCAACTACAGCGGTGCTCTTGATGTCGATGGTAGAACTCATGCTTATCCAGTCATTGCCTTGCCAGCTTGTCGGATGACCTCTGGTGTGGCGGTTTGTGTGAGTTGTGCCTGCGCTTGTTGCTGATCCATTTCTTGGATCTCTTCATCACTTCGGATGAGTCCCTCAGAGTTGAGGCCAACGGCAGTGGCACGGCGACGGAGGTATTCCCCGGCATTGAGGTGGCGGTTGAGACCATCCGGTCCCAAGGTCTGCCCAGCACCTTGGACAAAGGTGTCAAGCTTCATCAGGTCGTGACCGCGACCTAGGGCCTCCAGACCAGTGATGATCGAGGGGCGAGCGATACCCTTGAGCTTGGGAATTCCCTTGCTCTCCAGTCGCTTGAGGATCAGGTGGACCAACCGGAGTTGGAGTTCCTGAGATAGCAGTGAGTAAGTGCCTGCCAGCACATCTTCCAGCTCCTGAGCCAGGAAGCGGATCTCTTCAGCAGTGACTCGCTCCCCTGATCGCTGGACTGATTGGTTCAGCAGGAAGGCAAAGCCAAGGGACTTCTGGAGATGCTCGATAGCTTGAAAGCTGATCTGCATGTCCGCAGCCTTCTCGACCTTGAGAGTCACTACGTCATCAGGGTTACCTGTGACAAAGCCCCCATTGGGAGCATTGACTAACTCTTCGATTCGGGTGGACGACGTAGGATTGACCAAGAATAACGTCTTGGCCGCGACAGCAGACGACTCCACCAACCCTTGCCAAAGACCTTCAAGGGACCCCAGGTCCCCGAGGA